GTTATGAGTACACCCGTGAAATATGCCGATCTCATCATGCTGGCAACCGAACGCCGCGATCTCGGGCTTGATGATGGCTCTTTCTGGCCTGTACTGGAAGGCATCCCGGCAACAGAGATGTTCAACGTGATTCCACTGGCACCGGGCCATGCCTACGGGATGTTTATGGCACGCTTCAACGAGTTATCGGAATTACGCAAATGTGCATAACTCATGTAGTTAGTTTTTCTGGCGGGAGAACATCTGCATATCTTGTTCACCTGATGGAAGAACAAAGAAAGGCTGGTAATAACGTCTGCTACATCTTTATGGATACCGGTTGCGAACATCCGCTGACATACCGCTTTATTCGGGAGGTTGTGAAGTTCTGGGGCATACCGCTAACTGTGTTGCAGGTCGATATAAATCCAGAGCTTGGGCAGCCAAATGGTTATACGGAATGGGAACCAAAGGATATTCAGACGCGAATGCCGGTGCTTAAACCGTTTATGGACATGGTAAAAAAATATGGCACGCCATACATCGGCGGCGCGTTCTGCACTGACAGATTAAAACTCACCCCCTTCACAAAATACTGCGATGACCATTTCGGACGAGGGAATTACATCACATGGCTGGGTATTCGTGCAGACGAACCTCGTAGGCTGAAACCGAAATCAGGCGTCCGGTATCTTGCCGAGCTATCTGATTTTGATAAGTCGGATGTTATCCGGTGGTGGCATAAACAACCTTTTGATTTGCAAATCCCGGAGCACCTCGGGAACTGTGTTTTCTGCATCAAAAAGTCCACGCAAAAGCTGGGGCTTGCATGTAAAGACGAACCTGGTCTGATGAGAGTTTTTAATGAGCTGGTTACAGGTAAACACGTCCGGGATGGTCACCGAAAGACAGATAAAGACGTTATGTACCGTGGTCATCTGAGTCTTGACGGGATTGCCAGAATGTATGCCGACAGCGACTACAGAAATTTGTATCAGGCGATGGTGCAAGCCAGGCGATTCGATACCGGCTCGTGTTCAGAGTCATGTGAAATCTGGGGTGATCAATTGGAGTTGAAATTCGAAGAGGTGGTGGCATGACAACCAAAATTAACTATCAGGCACTGCGTGAGGCGGCAGAAGCAATAAAAATAGTAGCCACACCACAAAAATTGCTGGCATTTCGTATGAAAGTCACACCGCAGGTTGTGCTGGCGCTGCTGGATGAACTAGAAGCTAAAAACAAACGCATTACAGAACTGGAAGCGAGGGAAGTTCAATTACCGACTCGCTACGACCTTCGATATGGGCACCCAATAAATGCTGATAAGCGACATGTCATGATACCTAAAGAAAATGGCAGTTGGCTTTGCCTGATTGACTTAGAACACGCACTACGCGTCGCTGGCATTCGCATCAAAGGAGAGTGATGTGCCGACATTATTCAGAAAAGAATATCCGCGAAAGAGTAGAACGACAGAATTCCTGTTTCTCATTCTGTTTATCGTGTTGATGATACCGATATCCCCGCTAATTTTTGTCTGGGCAATCGGGAAAATAATTGAGCCAGTTATTGAATTGTATAACGACGTGGTATGGGCGTCGTTCAACACACTGCACAATAAAATTAATCCGTATAAGGAAAACTGATATGGCAACTTTGACAAAAAAAGAACAGGCATGGTTGAACGAATTACAGGACGTTATTGATCGCTGTCCATCACCGAAAAAAATTGGTTTTTACACCATTGGCGATAAAAATATTTACCTGTATGACCTACGCCGCATGGATGAAATCATGGAGGCTCTTGATAATCGTTCGTCAATGGATTGGTGTGTTGCTGTCCATGATATGAATGCCGGATTTGATGAAAAGATTTTGTTCCCCTCGTCAGTTGAAAGCACTGCGGGTTAAGGAGTAACACATGACCACTTTTACCGACAAAGAACTGATTAAAGAAATCAAAGAGCGCATAGGCAGCTTGGACGTGCGAGACAATATTGAGCGCCGAGCTTATGAAATAGCGTTAGCCTCGCTGGAAGCAGAACCGGTGGCATGGCTGCATTCAGACAATGGCTTGGGTATTCCAGCAATAACCAGAAGTAAAAACGTTGCTGACAGTTGGTTATCAAAGGGCTGGTATGTTCAGCCGCTATATATAGCTCAGTCGATGCCAATACAAGAACCGCCGCAGGAGGTGAAGTGATGAACAACTTAATGATCGACCTTGAGACGATGGGGAAAAATAAGGATGCGCCGATCGTTTCTATTGGCGCAGTGTTCTTCACCCCCGAAACCGGAGACATCGGACAAGAATTCTATGCGGTTGTCAGCCTAGACAGTGCTATGAAGCAAGGAGCTACACCTGACGGCGATACCATCCTGTGGTGGTTGAAACAAAGCCCTGAAGCACGAGCTGCAATCTGCATTGATGATACTTTGTCGATCAGCGATGCTCTCTCAGAACTAAATCATTTCATTAACCGGCACGCAGACAATACGAAATATTTAAAAGTCTGGGGTAACGGGGCCACCTTCGACAACGTAATTTTACGTGGAGCTTATGAGCGAGCAGGACAAATCTGCCCGTGGGCATACTGGAATGACCACGATGTACGCACGATCGTTACGCTTGGGCGTTCCATCGGATTCGACCCCAAAATGGACATGCCTTTCGATGGCGAACGGCACAACGCCCGGGCTGATGCCCGTCATCAGGCAAAATATGTTTCCGCTATCTGGCAGAAATTAATTCCTGCCACCAGCACAGAATTATGATTTTCCCGGGTGCAGCCGGTTTTGATGGAGAAAATTATGAACACCTTGTTTTTACTGATGGCTGAATTCAATACCCCAAACATTGAACTCTCAGCAGTTAGCCAAAAGTACTTTGGTATGAGTCCATCCACGGCAGAAGCAAAAGCAAACGCTTGTAAGTTGCCCGTTCCAACATATCGCATCGGCACATCACAAAAAGCAAAACGTTGCATCAATATTCAGGATCTTGCGGAATACATAGACAAAAGACGAGAAGAAGGACGTATCGAGTGGGAACAGGTCAGAACAAGCAAACAGAAGGGCAAAGAACATCACTAAATAAAAAACCCGCCTAAAGGCGGGTTTTCAAAAAGCACCAGCTATGATCATGCTGCTTTGCGACGACGAAGCTTACCCTGCTGCTCTTTACCAGAGACAGTAGCGTGAGTGAACGCATTAGGAGCAGCCTTCATCAGAACTTCAACAGCAGCACCCATACCTGCGAATGCTTTCATTGTGTCGAACTTAACCTGTGGCTTGGTTGCTTTTTGATCTTCCATAGAAAACTCCTGAAGTTATACCGAAACAATTCCTGTTGTTTACTCATCATCAATAGATGATACGCAATATTTATTTTTAAATTTAAGGTTCTTTGGCGTAACTTCATCAGAGATATCAAAACCGTCCAGAATTCTATTGAATGTAGCTTCTGGCATATCATCATGAACAGAAATCTCACCCGATCGCTGCTTTCTAACCATGTTATCCACTCGCCAAATTATAGCTTCAGCGTAAACAACATAACTTGGATGCTTGATAAAGCGATGATCACCAGAATTCAAGACGCAAGACGGATCGTGGGGGACACCATCCTTGATACTAGAAATATTAACAACTAAAACACAATAACAATCGTTAACGGGGTAATAAACAGGATCATTACAAATCACATGAAGATGATTGCATGGCCCAGTTGGGGCAAGCACAGTTCCTTTCCTGTATGGCTGATAATCCGTCATGATAATTGCAAAGAAAATTCCTTAAGTTTCTGAGATTCTTCCATTTTGCCAATTATGCGATTAGCCTCATCCTCGCTTTTACCCTCACTGATCAGCATTTCTTTCAGGTCTATAGGCTTACGAGAATTGCCAGGATCGTGCCACTCTGGACAAACGCTTTCTAAATGCGTCATATTTGCGAGATCAAATCGGTTCATATGCCCATACCGAGAATAGATTTCATCTAAAATCCGGATATCTGCACGACTCAATTCATCAAAGACCTCGTCTGCATCCATTTCCCTCGGATCTGAACGCAACGATACATTATGCCCGTTCGTCTCTATCAAGTTGTACCAGTAGTCACCAATGCCTTCAGCCTTACCGCGAATCAAGTTCAGCGTATTCGACATGACTGGTCCAAATTTCATAGAGTAAAGGCTATCTTCGCCGATCATCCTGCCATGCTTCAAAATCGACTGGCGGTTAGACAGATAGAGCAACTTCATCAATTTCAGATATGCCATGCGCCCACCTCGCTTAAGAAGTAGGTATGCAGCCATTTGAGCTACTTTTTCTTCGCAAAACAT